TTATATATAACAGGATCATCTGGTTCTGGTAAGAGTTATTATACCAAAGAATATATAAAACAATACCATACAACATTTCCAAAAAATGCGATATATTTATTTTCTGCGTTAAGCGAGGATACAACATTAGACAGTATAAAATATATGAAAAGAATTAAATTAAATGATAAGTTTTTAAATACTCAATTTACAATAGAAGATTTTAATAATATGTTAATTATATATGATGACATAGACACCATTTCAAATAAATATATGAAAATGAAATTAAATGAAATTAAAGAAATGATACTACAAACGGGACGACATACACGAACATCATTTATATATACTTCGCATATAGCCAATAAGGGCAATGAGACAAAAATGATATTAAATGAATCGCATTCAATTACTATATTTCCAAACACTGCTGGATCAAGGACTGTTAAATATTTATTAGAAGGATTGTTTGGATTAGACAAGCACCAAATAAAAAAAATAAAGCAAATAGGGACAACCAAATCAAGATGGATTACAATTGTAAAATCATTTCCATTAATAGTACTACATCAAAAAGGAGCTTATACACTTAATAAAGATGCTATTGATAATAAATAATTTTGATGTTTCTTTGATTGTTCGTGTCGTGCTTTATTTTGAAATGTATAACAACTACCACATACACAATTAATACTTTCATTATATTTTTCTTTATTATTTTCATAATAAATTTTTGAGTATTCATTATATTTTTTTTTTTGTTCTCGGATTTTATCTATATTATCTTCATAATATTCTTTACGAGTTCGTGATGGTATATTATAATTAAGAGTAGCTTTTAGTTCTTCTATTAATTTTCTTTCTCTTTTAGTAGCTTCTAATTTAGAATTACAATCATATTCCTCTATCATTATCATAGACCAATTATCCCACCCGCCATTATTACGAATATATTGATAAACTTTTAAATTATATTTTTTATTATTTTCATTATTACATCTATTTTTATGTTGGTATTTTCTACTCTTAAAATCTGTTGTATGTCCTATATAACTATCAGTAATATTTAAATCATTACATACAATTTTATACATAATAGTATTAGAATAATTAACGGGATTAAGTGGCATATTGTAGCATATATATATATTAAGATATTCTTATATAATTTTTTTATAATTATTATATAGATAAATGACTGATAAAACCTATTGGGGATTAAATGAAATAGAAATAAATAAACTATTTAGATTAACTGATAAGTATAAAGACTTCCCAAATGTCTTTTTATCATTAGAAGTCTTTCTACAACCAGAAGAAGATTATAATTATTTTAATGATAAGATAAAAATAAATTATCCAGAATTTAATGAAGATATACTATTTACATTAAATGAATTAATTAAAAAATTTAAAGAACAAAATGAATATAATGAATATGATGACTACTTAAAAAGCACCAACAGTCCAACCGCCTAATGTTGATTTATTCATAGGTGTAAAATATACAACAGAATTCGCACCAATTCTAAAGGCTTTTTCTGATAAAAAATAAAGAATATTAGCTGATGTTATATATGGAGCTACTGAGGATACATTATTAGTCTTATATCTTACCCATGTATATTGTAATACATTATTTCTTCTAAAATTTAATTTAAATGCTGTTCCTGTTGCGTGTGGTAATATCCAAATATTTGCGATTTGTCCATTAGGGTCTATAGAATTCATTGTAGTAATTGTTACGGCATCAATAACATAATTATTTGCGAAACCAATATAATAATCACCACTATTTACATCCATTAGCATATCATTTTCTCCACTTTCTCCTGAATTATCTTTAATTAAATAATTATAACATCCATCATTTGCCATATTGCCTAAATAAAAGCGACCACCACACCATCTTAAATTAGCAGTATTACCAGTAGTGCCATTAAAAACATTATTACAAATTTGATTATTATGATTAGCAGTTCCTGCTGTTTGTAATTCATATATGGTATATGCTGTAGTTGCTACACTTCTAAAAACATTATTATTAATTATAGTTGTATTCATCCCATCAATTCCTAAATCAATTTGATTATTATGAGCAAATGTATTACCTATCATTACTAAACCTTTAACATTTTCTAAATAAACTCCATAATTAAATAATTTACCTGTAGGATTAACAACATCTGTTAATTTATCAGGTCCATTATTAGCCCAAATTTTACAATTATTTATTGCCAAATTTAATTGAAGACTTCTAACAAAAATCCCACACGCTCTATTATGATTAAAGGTTGAGCCATTAACCAATGAATGATCCAAATTGCCACCACTTATACTATCGATAAAACAACCAATACGACAATTTAATGCCATACAGCCAGTAATAGTATTATTGCCTCCTTCTATTAAAAAACCTGTCCCCAATAAATCACTTACTTTTGTATCCAATATTTCAACATATTGAGTTGCTGTTGGTAAATAAATACCAGTAGTTCCCACACTTAAACCATCAACCATACAATTAGAAATAGAACTGGTATTATATCCCACATATTGAGAAATTAAATATATACCATATTGAAAAGCTCCAATAACTTTAATATTTTTTATAGAAAAATTAGCACCAGCTATAAGGCATCCATACATAAAAGCAATTTTAGTTGGTGATGCTCCTGATGAAGTAGTTGTAAAAGTTAAACTACCAACCACCGCTTGAAGAAGGGGACAATCACTAAAATACATAGCAGTGGTTGCTAATTGAGAAACTACAATTTCAGCATTATCGCTAATAACTAATAAATTAGTTTTACCTGAAATGAATATAGTATTATTAATTAAATATTTACCACTTGGAAAATATAATATACCTCTATTTGCGGGGACTGCTGCAACAGCATTATTAATAGATGTTGTATCATTAACCACACCATCGCCAATAGCTCCATAATCTTTAATATTAATAACTTTATAACTATTATTCATTTTTGTGGTTAATGTTGCAACTGATGCAGTTAAAGCTGTAATATCACCAATAGCATTAACTTTATTATTAACACGATTAATACAAGTAGCCAAATAACTGCTATTAGGATTAACACCTTCAGGGATAAATGGTTCAGGTAATGACATATTCTATATAGTATATTTATTTTTTATTAATATTGATAATGCTATTCTATATATTCTATTTGACGATATGGTTGATTAGGTTCATAATCTGGAAGATTAAATATAAACTGTAAAAATTGTTTTAAAAAATGTATTTCTTGTTTTTGCTCTTGTATTTCTTGTCCTTGCTCTTGTATTTGCTCATTTAATAAATCAGACATTTCTTTATATTCATTTCTTAATTCTTTTAATCTATTTTCATATTCATTTCTTAATACTTCTAATCTATCTATTAATTTTTTATTTAATTTTTCAGTAGCTGGGAGTGTAAAACGTTCTCCGCGACTAGTATCAGGATTAAAATTAGGAACATCTAAATAATCAGGTAAAGCAACATGTCCATATACATCTTTATAATAATCTCTATATTTAGCTATTATTTCTCGTCCTTTTTTTGAATTATGTTTAATGCATTTATCAGGATTATTAGGATCTCTTATAGTTTTTGGAGGACAGTCTCTATTACGCTGTGGGATATCTGTTTCACGATTTAAATCGTCAAACCCAGGAACTATTAATTGTCTATTATCATATTTAACTGTAAAAGGATTATCACTTAAATATCCTTGAGTATCTTTTCCATAATATATCTTTCTTATTTTATCTAAAATTTCTCTACCTTTCACAGAATTAAATTTAATGCATTTTTTAGTTTCAGGATCTTTTATTTTATCTTCAGGGCAAGGCTTACTTCTTTTATTAAATACTGGAATACGTGAAGCCTTAATTTCATCATTATCAATCATAGGTTCTGGAAACATATCTAAAAGTATATTCATAGGTACAGCCGGATAATCTCTACGAAGTTGTTCTTTATATGCTTCAGAAGCAGGAGGACGAACACTAACAGGAGGAGCAGCACGAGCAGCACGAGCAGCAGGAGCAGCAGGAGCAGCAGGAGCAGCAGGAACTGCATCAGCTTTACTCATTTTTTTAATAAGTCTTTTACCTATAGCACTTGTTTTACTAACACATCTATTTGTATCAGGGTTTCTTATTTGGTCTTCTTTACAAGGTTTAGCCATATATCTATATCTATATATATATATTATTTAATTTAAATAATGAACAATAATGAATAATTATGATTTCTATGATTATATCTACATTTCTAATACTTATAAATGGATATAAGGAGATAGAAATTTGCAAATTTCTATAGATATATAATGATTTCTATCGTTATTTAGATTTATAATGATTAATAATAGATTTTATAGTTATTCATTATAATATAAATCTAAATAAAAATAATTAAGGCATTAGCATAGCTACAACTATATCAGCTTCTACATCATATTTTTTTTTAAGTTCATCTATAAAGTCTATATAGTCGTATAAGTCCATCTTAAATTTAGTCATCATTATAATCCTATTTAATATCCATCGTCCACACGTATTAACTTTTTTATTAGATGATTGAAAACGTTTCTTATTATATATAACCTCATATCCTTTTTCTCTTGCATTATTTAATAAGTCTTTTAAATCATCTTTGCCATTACCTAATATCTTATTCATCATACTACCAATATATGATAGGTCGGCTTCTGGCTTCATACCATACGAATTATAATATTCAATAACTATTTTATTATCTTTATTTTTATATTTTAAAAGAACTATCCAATGTCCTGTATTCTGTTGTGATTCAATTAATATTATTTTATAATCATTTATTTTAGGTAATAATGTATCTATATTATTATAATTTTTTAATTCACTATATTTAATAATATTTTTATGTCCTTGTTTACCTAAATATTTTTCTATATCTTCATCACTAATCATTTGTGTTATTCGTCGTTTAATCTCATCTTTATTTATATCAGGATTAGATATGATATAATTGTTTGCCATCTTCTATTATTATTTTTATTTTTTTTTTAAAGTTTTTGAATTAGCTTTAACGCAGCGACCTGCTGGGTTTCTTACTTTACCTTCTTTGCATTCTTTAGGTATCTTAATTTTAATGCAACGATTTGTTTTCGGGTTTCTTACTTTACCTTCTGGGCATTCTGTTGTTCCTTTAGGTATCTTAATAGGTTTTGGCTTTGGCTCAGGCTTTGGCTTAGCTTTAGGCTTACGCTTAATTGGAGGTGATACATCATCAAGCATATCAAATACTGGAGACATTGGACGTTCTGGCTCTGGCTCTGGTTCTGGCTCTGGTTCTGGCTCTGGTTCTGGCTCTGGCTCTGGTTCTGGCTCTGGCTCTGGCTCTGGTTCTGGCTCTGGTTCTGGTATTGGTTCTGGTATTGGTTCTGGTTTTGGTATAGTTTTTTTATCTGATAATTCAATATTATAACCTTCAATTTTTTTAATAACTACATAAACCATTTTAACAGCTGTTTTCATTTCAGGTATATGAGTATCTTTAAAACCAGTATCGCAATTTTCTAAAATAACATAATCAGGATCTACACTTCTAATACTATCCAATGCTTCTCTAAATTTTTTAAATATAGGTAATGATGTATCATATGTAAATCTATTAGATATAAGAGCTACCAATACTCCATCAGGTTCTAACATATTATAAGCTTTTTCAACAAATTGAACATCATATTTATTACCTTTTGGAGTTTTAATATTAAAAGGAGGGTTCATAAATACATAATCATAATTATATCTTGATATATATTTAAAAAAATCCATATTATGCCATTTAATATTATCTATCTTCTCATATAATACAGAACCTATTTGCCAAAATATATTACTATATTCAACAGCATCTATTAATAGTCTTGGTATTAATCCTGGATTAGATAATTGATTTATTATATCTCCAACACCTGCTGTTGGTTCTAATACTTTAATATTATCTCTTCTATCCTCATTAATGCCTGATAATTCTATCATTTTTTTAACATTATCACTTGGCGTAAAGAATGCATTTAATCTTTGAATTTTTCCTTTATCTATTTCAAACATTCTAAAGGATCTTGAAATTATACGTAAATAATTACCTTTATCCTCGTCTCTTATTATTCTTATAAGTTCTCTTTGATCAGGGACATCTAAATTATCATCAGTATAAGGAGGTATTAATAAAGATATATCAATAGTTCCTTTACGTCCTGTATTTTTTAAAAAATAGTCTTTATATAATGCATTATATAATTTTATTTTTAAATTAGTTTTAAATTCTTTAGTTATAAGCTTCCCTTTACCTTTATTTTGCATCTCTAATATTTCTTTATTAAATTCTATTATGAAATCATTATTTTCTAAATTATTAACATCTTGAAATGATGGCAATTTTAATAGTCTTTCTTCAAATATATTAATTGATGCCATTTTTTTAAACATACGCATATACATATCTATATCACGTTGAGCACGTGGATCATATTTAAAACTGGCATATAAATCAGCATAATCTGTAAATTTTTTTATATTAATATCATTAAAAATATGATTACTATATTTTATAAATAATTTAGTATTTTCTGATTGTGAATTAGTTAAATCATATGTTGTTATTGGTTTAGGTCTTTTTTTTTCAACTTTACGAGTTTTAAGAACTTTAATTTTAGGTTTAGATTTTTTAGTTATATTTTTAGGCATATAAGCTTTTATTCTATTATTAATCCATCCCCATATATCATCATATACATAATCTGGATCACGTGCTTTTTCGGCATCTGTCATATTATCATCTTCTTCTTCTTCATCCTCTTGTTCTATTTCATCATAATATTGTTCATCTTCATAATAGGTCTCATATTCTATATTTTTTTTTTTATCTCTTTCTGTTTTAGTTAAATCAGCAATAGAATTCATTAAAGGTAAATAAACATTAACCAATGATTTATCCCCTAATTTATGACTATCTAATCGGATTGCTCGTGCAATAACCTGTTCAGTTATAGCATAATTCCAATAGGGTGTAAATACTATAAAATTATTTGTTTCTTTAAATGATATCCCTTCTTTAATAGCTAATGAAAATATTATTAATTTTAAATCACCTATATTATAATCATCTATAATTTTTTGTTTCTGTTTAGCATTTAATTGACCAGTTATAAGACCATAATTAATCTTATTTTTTTTAAGTAATACTTCTAATGGTGTTATCTGTCTATCTAAAAATTGAACATATAATAATGTCTTTTCTTTAGAATGTTCTAATAAAAATTTGATAACCCATTCTATTTTTTCTTTACTCCCGAATGTTCTTGTTTCTATTAAAAATTTATCTTTTTCTGGTGGTGGTAGTAATGCTGCATTATCTTTTGTATCTATAGATATAAAATGATATTTAACGCTTGGCATTAGTTTCAAATTTTCTCCTCCGATACGATAAAATGCTATTAAGCCCTGATAATAGTTCTTAAATGCTGCATCATCACTTATAATTTTATCATATGTTTCTTTATCATAATCTAAATAAGGAAATTTATTGTATCCTAATGATATAATACTTTCTAAATCCTCAGGACCATTAACGAATAATGTTCCAGTCATAAATATTTTTTTTATAACTTTTTTAGAATTTAATAATAAATATTTAGATAATACATTACCAACTAATCTCAATTGACCAGATTCAGCCCATTTAAGACCATTTTTCACTTTTATTCCTTCAGTTGTTAAATTGCGAAGATTATGAATTTCATCTACTATTAATAATGAATTATCTGTAAAATCAAATTGAGACCTAATCATCTGTTGATATGATGTGAAATTATATATATATTGTCCTTTCTTATCTCCTTTTAAAAATTTGATAGTAGGGTCTATACCATAATGAAACATTAATGATATAGTATTAAATACCAATGATGCAGGTAATAAAAAATATATAGTACTATCAGGATTTAATCTTGAAAATTCCTCAGCACAAGTAGTAGCAACAATGGTTTTTCCAGTTCCGACACCATAATATAGTATTAATAATTCTTGAAAAGATACAGACCAATGCTCAATGATATTTTTTTGATAATCTCTATATTTATCATAATTTTTTTCAAAGGCTGTCTCAAATGGATCATATTCAAATAATTTTTTATTAACTATATTATCAAATTGATCCTTTTTCTTACCTTGATAATATAAACCTTTTTCAGATTTTAAGAAAGTTAATATATTTATAACTGTATATGCATTTATCGCTTTACCCTTTGTTATATCTCGTTCTTTATTTAGTTCTTCTTCGTCATCTTCATTATCTATCGCACCACCTCTTGCACTACCTTTTAAATAATTAATGATATCATCTTTAGTCATTTTATGGTATTCTTTAAAAGCATTAATCCATTCATTTTTATTTTTATTTATAATATCTAATATATTATTTGATGATATTAATGATCCACCTTTTTTTGATGAATTACATAATAAACAATCGACAATCTCCATTTAATAACTTCTATTATTATTAATTATTTTATTTATATTAAATAGAACTATTGAATGCCATTAAATTGTCCAGATGATAAAATATTAAATCCTGCAACTGGTCGTTGTGTTAAAAAAAATGGGGCTTTAGGTAAAAAATTATCTAAAGGTGAAACTATTGCACCAGCAGCACCTAAAGCATCTAAAGAATGCAAAGAAGGTAAAGTAAAAAATCCTGCTGGTCGTTGTGTTAAAGCTAATTCAAAAACATTAAAAACACGTGCAGCACCAGCAGCAGCACCAGCAGCACCAGAGGATGTATTTTATGATGCACCTTTATATGAAGGTAAAATGAAGGAGAAGAAAAAGAAATTAACGCCATTAATGATACCTGAATATCGTTATAGAAACAATCCTTTAATTCTCCCTCCTTCTTCTATTGGTTCTGCTTCTTCAGTTGATGATTATTATAGAGAAAATCCTTTAATTCTCCCTCCTCTGTCTGTTGGTTCTGCTACTTCATATATATCACCTGGATCATCTGTTGAAACTACATCTGAACACTCAAATATATTTAATAGAAAAATTTTTAATGCTTTTAAAGATAATAGATTAGATAAAAAAGCTATTAAAATACTTAAAAGTAATAGATTAACACCTGATGAATTAGTTAAAAATGTTCAAGGTAATAGTAGAGCATTAAAAGATAGATTTAATGCTATGATGTTTAGTGATGTTCCTGAATATACAGCTAAAAATATTAAAAATTACAAGAAGAAAGCTAAAAAATCTAATACGTTTGTTGATGCTCCTGAATATACAACAAAAGAACGGTTTCAAAAAATAAAAAAGAATATGAAAATACAAGGACTAACATCATTATCTATACCTGAATATATACCAGTATCATCTATAGAACGAGCTTTAAAACAAAATAATTATGGTTCTGATTTTTATTAATAATATCTATAATAATTATAGAAGATGTCATTTGGATCATTACTTATATATGATTTAAAGGATTGTAATAATTTTAATAATATGAAAGATATAGATGTATTACAATATTTTATTAATAATATTATTAAAATTATGAATATGAATAAAGTAGGTAATACTGTATTTGAATATTTTGAGTCTAATGAATTTAATATTGTTAATGATTTAGTGGGGTTTAGTATAACTCAAATAATTTCTATGTCTTCTATAACCGTTCATATATGTGAATTGTCTAAATCTGTTTATATTGATATATTTACGTGTTGTAATATTAACGATGATATATTATATGAACTTAAAATTTTTATTACTTATATATTTGATCCATCAAATATACAACATAAATTAATTAATCGGTAATTATTTATTTTTTCTTTTCTTTCATTAAAGATGAAAGATTGTCCTGAAGGTAAAGTAAGAAATCCTGCAACAAATCGTTGCATTAAAGTTAAAGCACCTAAAGCACCTAAAGAGCCTAAAGAGCCTAAAGCACCTAAAGAACCAAAGAAAGATGAATATATATATAAATATGAAGGTGTTGAATATGATAATTTAACTGATGAAGAAAAAAATTTAAAGAAGAAACTACCATCATTTATCCCTGATAGATTTATATATAATATTGATGTTTTTTTAAATGACCTAAAAGATGGTAATTATTCTTATAATACTATATTACATACTTTAAAAACTATTCTTAATGATTTAGAAGATATAAATAATGAAGTTATATCAGATAAAGAGACCAGAACACCTAAACAACAATTAAAATTTAATCCATTTATTAAATATAATAACGACCGAATAAATAAAGTTAATGATTATAAAAAATATGTTATAGATAAGAAAAATAAACCTAAACGTCCTATATCTCCAGTATTTGATATACTTGATGATGTATCACCTCCAATTAAGCGTAAGCCTAAAGCTAAAAAAAAACGTCCAATATCTCCAGTATTTGATATGCTTGATGATGTATCACCAATTAAACCTAAACGTAAGATTAAATCTAAACGTCCTATATCTCCAGTATTTGATATGCTTGATGATGTATCACCAATTAAACCTAAACGTAAGATTAAACCAGCAGTAGAGGATAATGCACCAATAGCACCAGATGCCCGAAGGGCGAGCGCAATCGCACAAATAGCACAAATAGCAAAAAAAAAATTAATTAAATCTAATATATCATCTAAATTTAAATTATTTAAAGTTAATAAAGCGTCTATATTGGATAGAATTAATTTTTATATATATATTAAATCATTATATTTAAAAGTTAAAGATAAATTAAAATATTGTGATTCAGATGATATTGTATTAGAAAAAACTATTGGTAGTCCATCAGTATTTGGTGATATATATCTTGCACATTTTAAAGGTAAATTAGGCGAATTTGCTATTAAAACTATTAAAAGAGCTAAATATATACAACCATTTATTGATGTAGAAGTTAAACTACAAGATCTATTAACTAAATATGTTATAGATTTTAAATCTATTCATTTTCCTATTACATATGGTACATTATATTGTCCTAAACCTAAAAGAATTTATCAATTAAATGAATTAGCCGATGGAGATATGAAACAATTGGTTAATTCATATGTAAAAGATTATGAGGAATCAATGTTTTCTAAAATAAGTAGAAAATCTGAACTTAAAAATAGAGGTAAAATAATCCTTAATTGTTTTGGTCAATGTTTAATATCTGCGTTAATGTTTAATACATACACAGACCATTTACATAATGATACACATTTTGGCAATTTCCTATATCATACTGTTGATAAGGGTGGATATTTTCATTATAAATATAAAGATAAAGATTATTATTTAGAAAATTTAGGATATATTATGGTTATATGGGATTTTGGATTAGCTAAACCATTTAGTGATAGAAGATTTCATATATTTAGAGATATTGAATATATAATGAATAGTATTATTCTATATTATCAAAAATTTATTAAAGATACATCAGAATTAAATAAATATATAGTTTCTTTACGTTCTATGACTGATAATTTAGATTATGATGATTATTATATAGTTATACATACTGCATTAATGTTTCTTATAAAAATAGATTGTTTATCTACTAAAAAACCTGATAATATTATTAATAAAAATCCTTTTTATATTATCCCTACATCTCCTATTAAATTTAAAACTAAATCTAAACGTCTAATATCTCCAGGATCTCCAGTATATGATATGATAGATGATTTCTCAGTTTCTATGTAATCTGAATATAATCTGAATATATTTTAGGTAATACATTTATAATACCCATTAAAAAATTACGTTTAGATGGTGATAATGATGATTTATTATATTCATCTTTTAAATATTTAATATACATATCATTATCTATTGAATATGGTTCTTTAGGTGCAGCTGCTTTAGATGCTTTAACTTTAATGCAACGTCCTGTTTTAGGGTTGATTATTTTACCTTCTGGACATTCCTTTGGTTCTTTTGGTTTAACACAACGCCCATTAACTCTTATTTTATGAACTGAACATTTTTTTTTACATTTACCATCTATAAATTCTTTAGTAATTGGACATATAGTAAATGAATAATCATTAATATTATCAGTATCTATATATTCTTTAACTAATTTTAATCTATCTTTATTATATTCTTTAAACAAATTTATTTTAATTCTTTTAGCCTCACTCTTGGTTTGTTTATAGGCATCATCAGCAATTGAATTAATTTCATTTAATTCTTCTATTATTTCATTTAATTCTTTTTTTTTAATTTTTTCATTTTTTTTAGAATTTTTTATTTCATTTAAATCTATTTTTATATCATATATCAGTTCATTAGGTATAGCTTTACCTATTTTTTTTTTAATCAAATACTCCATTATCTATTTATTTAAGATAATATTATTTTTGTTTTAAGAAATGATATTATTTCCAATAGTTGTAGATTAACCCAGTCATTCAACTCACTTATTTTTATATCTTCCTTTTCATCTGCTTTAATTAGTTTATTAAATGATGGTAATGATATATATCTATTTTGATTTTGGATAAATACTAATCCGTGCTTATAAAAATGATGATTAGTTATAACATCTCTGCATTCTCTGCTTTCTAAATACTTATCTATTTTAGATAATATTTTTGATTTATTTTTTATAAATATATCTGTTTGTTTATTATTATAATCTGATAAGTCTGTATCCTCTTTAAAATAATCATTACCATAATTGGTGCATATCTCATCTCCCTTTTTTATATCCTTATAAGCTATGAAATAATATATTTTAATATGAGGTAAATCTGATCTGGTTGGCACACTTATATGATGATAATTGCAATTAGGTTCTTTTAAATGATTAAATATTTGACCATCTCTTAGAAGGGCATAATAAGTTCCAGTTGTTTCATCGTGTCTAAATACATTTTTATTTATTTTAGCTGTTGTAGCATCTATAATTGCATCAGTATTATTATTATTAATAACGTCATCTAAATTATATTCTAATTCACGAGGATACATCTCATTCCAGAGGTTCTCATTATATAATAAGTTAGATACTATAATATTATTAGTCTCTTTGATATCATCATATAAAGCGTGTTCTAATAATAATAGATCACCAGCATATATATCATCTGTTGCCACTGCTTTTCGGTAATCACCTTCCCAAATAAACTCAAATTTGCGAGACTTATAGAATGAACAAGTAGGATTAAGAATATTCATATTATATTATTATTATATAAAATTATTTAAAATTAAAATCTTATTTAAAAATAGTTTATATGCCTGTTAAAAAATCTATTAAAACAGTTGAAGTAGTTGAACCCGAAGGACCTATTGAACCAGTGAAGAAACCACGCAAACCACGAGTAAAAAAAGAAGCTATTGTTGAAGTAGTTGAAGT